ATCCATTCATTCTAAACTGTGTCAATAAAAAAGGCCCTGGGGCCTTAAACACGAATAAGATCTGCAGAAAAAACAGAATCCCAATCCACTCGTTTGATTTGTCTTAATTGCTCCAAACTGTGAAACCGTTCTCCAGAAAGTGACGTTTGGAGATCTTTAATATCTTTTGCTGTCTTCATGCCAATGCCCTTAATATGATCTGAAATCATTTGGGGTGTTGCTGCATTGATATTTAAACGAGTGTCGGTAGGAAACTTACGAGGTTCTTCACCAGACGCTGCATCTTTAACTTGAAGAGTTTTAACCTTTCTAGTTGCTTGATCGTCTTTTTCAATCTCTGTGTGATACACAGTAAAAATGCGACCGTCCTGGTCTTCAACCATGAACCAATCGCCATCATCCCACTGACTAACAACTTTAACTCTTGTGCCAGTTTTTTTATGCTGATATAGCATCGGGGCCAGTAATATTCACTGACCCCATATTACCCTAATTATCAATAACCAGGGTAGTTAGATGCAATCTTATAAGGAATGTACTGCTCGATGTCATCGTACTCCATAGCCACGTCAGGCTGGATGTAGCACAGTTCAACCAAGATGTAGCCGGTATTGCCAGCAGCCTTATCAGCATCAGAGATTGCCCAGCCACCATTGGTCGTGGTGGAGTTGGTAGCAGTCGTTGAGTAGACGCGATAGGTGGTGTCAGCAGTGATCTCTTTGTACTCAACACCAGAGGCGAGAGGGCAAAGACCATAACCAGCAGTACCAGCTTCAATGCTGCCAGCGGCAGCTTCCAGGCTAGCTGCGTCAACCACACCTGATGCAGACTCAGGAGCGGTGGCAGTACCAGGAGCAAAGCTCACAACTTGAGTAGTACCAGAGGTCACCAGCTCAGAAGCGATGCGACCGTCACCCCAGCCAGAGGCAACCGAAATGGTTGCGCGATAGGCATAAGCAGGGATGGTCGTATCAGCCGTCACGGTCATGCCGGTGATATTGACGCGGGTGTCATCATTCTTGTAAGGGGAAGGAATGATAACGTCAGCGGTCGTAACGTAACCATCGCCAGTGGCGTTGGTAACAGGCACGTAGCCGCGTTGTTGGAAATAACGCCAACCAGGGGTGGCCAGAACAGAAGTCGGGCCAGCCTTGGAAGCATTATTTAAGGTGCCGCCAGTGGTGCTGATGTTTTGATACCAGCCGTTGAGCGGTTCCGCCATGTCGGCGGGATAGATCTTCTTAGCAGATAAATATGCCATTTACTTGAAAGTGTATGTGTGGACGTTAATTGTTATCAAACGACGCCGTCGTCAGAAACGAAGCTGAAGGAATTCGTGATGAAATCCTTATTCAGGACTTCAAATCCTGCGTACAGTTGCCAGATAAGAATGATGAACCTTGAGAAGTCATCGTTGTTGTTAATTAACACCTGAGCGTTAGGACCGCCGATGCCAATACCGATGGCTTGAGGACCAAAGAAGAAACCTTGTGCGACTTCTTCGTCAGCATAGTTAGCGCCATCATCGAAAGAAGCGTTAACAGTCTTGGTCGGGAAGTTCGTAGATTCGAAGAACTTGACGCCTTCAAATTGCACACCAGTCGGCATCACAGGCTCACCAGCCAGGAAGTAGCCCTGACCAGCCTGGGGACCCATATAGAAGCTGGTGTTGTTAGGCATCATGGGGTTAGCCATGTACATGCCTTGGCCGGGATTGCCGCTGTAGCGGGCGATCTCACGGAAGTCTTCGTCACGACGCAGATGCATCATGAACACGGGGTCACAGATGCAGCGATACAGACCGTCAGCAAATGTGGGCACGTTGCGCTTACGCAGATCCTTCACAACCTCCAGAAGGTCGGTGCGGACGGAGAACTGCTGCACCTGAGCGGTGTACTCAGCGCCGGTATAAGAAACGCGGCCTTGTGCGTCTTTTTCTTTGTCACCAGCAAAGTAGTAACCACCCTGAGTAGTGCTAGCTTTGCCCTGTGCTTCAGCTTTAGCAAGTTCGTCAATAAAGACGCGGTCACGCCAACGGCGGTAGTCATCCAACAGGGTCAAGCTGCCGATGCTCTGGTGGAACATGTTCAGGTTGCCCGTGTCAAGCAGCAGGCGCTGCGCGGTGATCAGGGTCTCCCGAGCAATTTTGAACGTAGAGGGCTGGGTAGGATCAGCCGGGTCTGCAGGGCCGGTGTACTCTTTCAGCACAACCAACACCTTCTCTTTTGTGATGTTGCGGCTGTTAGCAGTACCAATCGTTTGATCAGAGATACGCTCACGGCTATCCTTTGTGCCAGGCGACCCCCAAAACTTGTAGCGATCAAGCTGGACCGTTTGGCCAGGCTGGGAGGTGAAGTCGTGAACGACCACAGGCTCAACAGCCATTTCACAAATGTAAGCTGGATGCGGACGGTATAATTCCGCACCTAGGATTTTAGGAAAATCGTTGTCTAAAAACATCTTCTATCCTCTGGATATAAAGGTAAAAAGGATCTGGAGATTCGGTCTAAGCCTATCTACTATAAATTTTAGCAGTGACTTATTTTATACGTAACCTTGCATGCTGTAACGAGCACCCATGGTGTTATTTGAACCATAATTTTCTGGATCAATTCCCATCAAGTTTGCAACGCCGCCACCAATTTGACCGCCGACAGCACCACCTAAGGCAACTGTTCCAGCTGAAAGTGCTCCAGCAAGAGGAGGTGTTGCTTTTACTACTCGTTGAACATTCTTAATACCTCGAACTTTTTGTTCGTTGGGAATGCTCGGATCATTTGCAATTTGTTCTGCAACTACACGTCCACCGCCTTCTGCATTAGCTTTGCTATACATTTTTGAGCGTGCCGGAATTTGCGATCCAGCTAAGGCTCCCAAACCAGCTGCACCTAATGCTTCGAATGCAATACGGTCGCCTGGTTTATCAGAACCCACATTGCCTAGAGCAGAAAGGCCAGCGGCAGCAGCGCCGCCAGCCACAGCAGAACCTACAGGACTATTCGCAATTCCACGAATGTATTTACCTGCAAGCATGAGATCACTCCATTACGAATAATTTGTTAGCCATGACACGGGGATCAGCTTGGTTCACAATGCGCCAAGCTTGGGTCGGGTCATAATCCATCTGCTGCTTAAAGGCACCCCAGAAATCTTGAGGCTGCTGAGGAGCTTCCTGTTGCGGGGGAGCAGGCAGACCAGGGACGACAGAACCTTGCTGACCAACCGGAGCAGTCGGATAACCAGGGGTTTCCAGTTCCTGTTGAGATTCGTACACAGGGTACGGACCTTGAGGACCAAAGAATTCCAGAGTGTAATCACTCAGAACATCAGGATTGGTCAGGATTTCGTTGTACGCAAGATTCTCTTTGTGCTCATTAACAGCAAAACCTGCATAACCCATCAGAAGCTTTTGTGCTTGATCTCCCCAGGAGACAGCACTATCGAGCATTCCTTCCAGATTTAGAGCGTACTGGTTTAGAATCGCCGGAGCTTCCGTCCCGTAGTTCGCCACTACCATCCGGCTTTCCGGACTCCAATCCAGAACCTGGGCCACGTCCTCCAAGGAGCTGACCGAGTAGGTTTGGGAAGAGTTGGGCGAGGATGTCTGGCTTTGTTGCCAAGTCGGGGCTGCCGATGGAACCGAGGTCTGTTGGTACTGAGGAGGCACCTGAGACTCCCAGTTGCCCTGGGTATACGGACTCGCTGCCGGAGCCTGGACCGGTGATGGTGCTGCCTGGGATGGGGAGGTCTGCTGGCCCAGTAGACCCACCACCTGGCTGAAGGCCGACTCCCACGGATTCGCCTGGGGGGCTGCCGGGGAAGGGGGGACGAATGCTGACGGGTTTGATTGGTAATTGGGGGCTGCCTGAGGTGCTGCCTGGGGCACCGCCTGCGGGTAAGCCACCCCCGCTTGGCTCGTTTGAACCGGGGCTGATGGCTGGGGTGCTGCTGTTACGTAGCTGCTTGGGGCCACGGACGGTTGGCTCGTCTGTGGGATCGATTGGACGGTAGCGTCCTGCATAACTCATCTCCTTTTGTAATGCTTCAAGAGTTCGATACAGATAGGGAGTGAGGTCCAAACGTGGGTCTGCAGCCATTGGCAGATCCGGCGCTTGTGGATGTGGGGTCTGCATCATTCCCGCAACCAAACCAGAGAACCTTTGATAAGCACTCTGTAATTCACCGACCATTCTGAAGGGAAAGCCTGAAAGCATTTCCGCTCTTTCCTCGTCTGTTTTAGATGGGAA